CCCGGCTTTGATGTTCACTGCCAAGCGCCTCCTCGACACGGAACTCCGTGTTGCGACCGCTGACAACGACATCAACGCTCTCAAGGCGATGGGTTCGATTCCGGGCGGTTACACCGTGAACCACTTCTTGACCGACACGAACGCTTGGTTCTTGACGACCGACGTTCCGAACGGCATGAAGCACTTCGTTCGTACCCCGCTGCAAAACAGCATGGACGGCGATTTCGACACCGGCAACGTCCGGTACAAGAGCCGCGAGCGTTATAGCTTCGGCTGGTCGGACCCGCTGGGCATGTTCGGTTCGCCGGGCGCGTCCTAATAGCTTTCTCCCTAGAGGGCTAGTCCGAGGGGTTACAAGTAGCGATGCTTGTAGCCCCTCTTTTTTAGTGATATACAGTCGTTATCGGGAAAAATTTTGTTTACCAGACAGCCCCGACTGACGACATGCAGACTGGTAAACACTTACTCGCATGTGAGGATTTGAAATGGCACGTACAACTTTCTCCGGCCCGGTTAAGTCTGACAATGGCTTCGAGGGTCCTATTGCTGGCGATTCCGCCGTCATCACCAACCTGCTTTGCACCACGCTCACGATTGGCAGCACTAAGCTGACCACGGGTTCGGTGTCGGGTACGGTCTCGGTTCAGGCAGGTCGCATCCCGGTTGTCATCGGCAGCACCACGCTTTACATTGGTCTGTACGCCAGTCTCGTCCCGTAAGGATTTCGTAGGGGGGCGTTAGCCCCCTTTACCCATTACAGGAGAGGAAGATGGCAATGCAAACAGATGTCTTAGCTAGTAAGGTCGCCGTTGCTGCTGGCGACCTGCTGGATCAAAATAGCCTTGTTATTGGACGTTCTCGCGTAAAAGCGATTTATATCGTCCCTGATACAGGCGCAGGCGCAGTGACTTTTCGGGATGGCGGGGCTTCTGGCCCAGTCAAGATCGTCGTAAATACGCTGGCTTCTTCGACCAGCCCCGACTATGTTCTTATGCCGGGCGAAGGTCTGCTTTTCCAGACCAGTATTTATATCGTCCCGTCAACCGTAATCTCGACGATGGTGATCTATGGCTAAGTCTCCGGCTTGGCAACGCAAAGAAGGGAAAAACCCAAAAGGCGGACTCAATGCCAAAGGCCGTGCGTCGTATAACGCAGCCAATCCCGGTAAGCCGGGGTTGAAACGGCCTCAGCCTGAAGGTGGTGCCCGACGAGATTCTTTCTGTGCTCGCATGAAGGGCATGAAGAAAAAGCTGACCAGCGCGAAGACGGCCAATGATCCAAACAGTCGTATCAACAAGTCCCTGAGAGCATGGAACTGCTGATATGGAAATGGTTGTTTGGAACATGGTTCTCACGGGAATCGTGGCTATTTTGGGCTTTGTCGTGAAAGAGAAGTTTGAAGAACTCAAACGACTCGGCATCCTGCTCAACAGGACACGCGAAGAAGTAGCCCGAGACCACGTAACCCGTGCAGAAGTACGAGCCGATAACGAACAACTGATGTCCCGCCTTGACCGGTTGGAACAGAAGATTGATAGGTTGGTAGAAAATGCCAAGTAAATCCGGCAAACAACATCGCTTGATGGCTTTGGTTGCTAATGACCCGAAAGCAGCCAAACGTCTTGGAGTCCCCCAGAAGGTTGGGAAGGAATTCATGAAGGCTGACAAGGGTCGTAAATTTACGAGGAAATCCAAGTGAAAAACGCAATGGCTAAGAAAGAGCTTGCCTTCATGAAGAAGAAGGGCGCTCCGAAGTCCATGATCAAGCATGAGAAGGCTGAGTACGGCATGAAGAAAGGCGGCATGGCTGGTTCGTACCGCAAGGCCGCTGATGGCATTGCCAAGAAGGGCAAGACCAAGGGTAAGGAAGTCAAAATGCGTAGCGGAGGTTATTGCTAATGAGCAGCGGTCCAAAAACTCGCGGGTCCTACGGCCCGACTAGCCCTCGTGGTATCCACAGCCGTTCGATGGCTGCTCCGGGTATGAGCCTTGATATGCAAGATGCGCCGAAGGGTGCAAAGCCGAAGGGAATGAAGAAGGGTGGTATGGCCTCTTCTGTTTCTCGTCGTGCTGATGGCATTGCCAAGAAGGGCAAGACCCGCTGCAAGATGGTGTAACTATGATGCCCTCCCGAGGCATGGGTGATATCAACCCCAAAAAGGTTCCTCGTGCCAAACGGCGCGGGGACGATAAGCCTGTGATCGGGACGGGCAAACCCATCCGTACCTTCAAGAAGGGCGGTGAGAGCAAGGTCAACGAAGCCGGTAACTATACGAAGCCGGGTATGCGTAAAGCTTTGTTCAATAGTATTAAAAATAGTGCGGTTCAGGGTACTGCCGCAGGGCAATGGTCGGCGCGTAAGGCGCAGTTGCTGGCGAAGCGGTACAAGGAAAAGGGCGGCGGGTACAAGTCATGAAGGCTCCGCAGCAGTCATTAAAGGCATGGACTGCCCAGAAGTGGAGGACGAAGAGTGGTAAACGATCTTCTGACACAGGTGAAAGGTATCTTCCGGAAGCTGCAATTAAAGCTCTTTCCCCCGGAGAATATGCCCGAACCACCGCAGCCAAGCGTAAAGGCAAAGCCCAAGGCAAGCAGTTCGTCGCCCAACCCAAAGGCATCTCGCAGAAAACCCGTGCGTATCGCCAAAGGGGTAAGTAAGAAGTGAACATGCAGAAGATTGTGGATATGTTGTTTCCGGTGCTGCTGGCCGCCGTTGGCTGGCTGTTGTCGGAGATCACATCGTTCAACAATCGCTTGATCGCTATTGAAGGCAAGATGCCTGCGTTGATTACGCCGGAAGGCGTCCCGACCGATAGCCCGATTAGTGCTGCTAATCGGCAGAGGCAGAAAGAAGAACTGCTGGATAAAATCTATGACCTGCAAATGCGGGTCAAGTTGATCGAAGAACGAGGCAAGTAATGGCCTACAAGACTACAGCTACGACAGACTTCAACCTCGACCTCAACACGATTATCGAAGAGGCGTTCGAGCGTTGCGGTGCTGAACTGCGTACGGGTTATGACTTCCGTACCGCTAAGCGTAGTCTTGCCCTGCTCCTGATGGACTGGTCGAACCGAGGCATCAACCTCTGGACGCTGGAAGAAGGCACCAAGACGCTGACCTACAACGTCGGTACGTACGACCTTGAGCCTGACACCGTTGACCTGCTTGACCATGTGATCCGCACTGGGTCTGGCACAAACCAGCAGGACATCAACATCTCGCGCATTTCATCCAGTACCTACGTGTCCATTCCCAACAAGAATGCGACGGGGCGTCCGATCCAGATTTGGATCAATCGGCGTACGGGTGCTACAGACTCGGCTGGACAGGTCGTCAAGCCGCAGTTCACGGTTTGGCCGAAGCCTGACAACTCAACAACGTGGACGTTGTACTACACGCGGTTGCGGCGGATGTTTGACCCCGGTACAGGCGTGAATGGGCAAGATATCCCGTTCCGGTTCCTGCCCTGTATGGTTGCAGGCTTGGCTTATATGCTGTCGATGAAGATCCCCGGTGCTGATGCTCGTACGCAAGTATTGAAGGCCCAGTACGACGAAGCGTGGGATCTCGCGGCGGGTGAGGACCGAGAAAAGGCGGCGGTGCGGTTCGTCCCACGTGAGAGCTTCTTGGGTGGCTACTAATGCCAAACAGGTTTGCAAGTGGTAAGAATGCAATCGCCATGTGCGACCGATGCGGGTTTCAGTACAAACTGAAACAGTTGAAGTCGATTGTGGTGAAGACCAAGAACGTGAATATCTTGGTCTGTCCGGAGTGCTGGGAGCCTGACCAACCCCAGTTGTCTCTTGGCCTGTACCCTGTGGACGATCCGCAGGCTCTACGGAACCCGAGACCGGACACGAGTTATTTTGCGGTCGGTAATGACGGTGCCAATGGTAGCCGTCAGATACAATGGGGTTGGAACCCAGTCGGAGGATCAAGATCCTTTGATGCAGAACTAACTCCAAACACGCTGGCTCCGGCTGGCGAAGTTGGAACGGTGACGGTCGTTACGACCTAGGAGATTGAGATGAAGAATGGTATGCGTAAAGTTGCGCGAGAAGAGGTCAAGGCTCACGAGAGCCGTATGCACAAAGGCGTCAAAGGCATGCGGGCTGGTGGCAAGACCAACAGCGAGATGAAGAAGTACGGTCGTGGTATGGCGAAGGTGATAAACCAGCGCAGCCCGATGCGTGGCTCTTCTGGCCCGAGGTAAGTGCCATGAAAGAGTTGAATCCCGGCAAGATCAGGCCGAACACTGACTCGACTGGTGAGAATGGCTATCCTGAAAAGGATGTCAACAAGGGCGTCACCCACATGGACATGAAGGGTGCTGGCGCTGCCACCAAGGGTAAGAAGTTCGTCTCGCAGATCAATTTGCAGTACAACGGCAAAGTTCGAGCGGGTTGGAGCTAATGAACTACTCTCAGCTAACTACACTGATTCAGGACTATTGTGAGTCTACGGAGCAGAGCTTCGTGGCGAACATTCCTACGTTCGTGCAGTTGGCTGAGGAGCGGATCTACAACACGGTTCAGATCCCGGCCATCCGTAAAAACGTGACGGGCACGACGAGCAACGGCAACCAATATCTGTCCCTGCCGTCTGATTGGCTCTCGACGTTCTCGATGGCGGTGATTGATCCTGTGACTCAGGACTACGAGTATCTGCTCAACAAAGATGTGAACTACATCCGAGCAGCGTATCCGCCTCCGACCAGCACGGGCAAACCTGCGTATTACTCCATCTTTGACAACACGACGATGTTGCTGGGGCCGACCCCAGATGCAGCCTACACAATCGAACTGCATTACTATTACTACCCAACGTCGATTGTCGATGCGGGTACGTCGTGGCTCGGTAACAACTTTGAGTCTGTGCTGCTGTACGGTTCACTCCGTGAGGCATACACCTACTTGAAGGGTGCTGAGGACATGATGGCGTACTACGAGAACAAGTACCAAGAAGCCCTTGGTCAGTTGAAGCGCCTCGGTGACGGCTTGGATCGTCAGGATGCGTACCGTTCTGGACAAGCTAGGATTCCTGTGACATGAGTTTCGTAGGCGGATCAGAGATTGGCAGTGTGTTTGTACAGACCACGGATAACCGTGAGCACACTGTTGAAGAAATTGCAGAACGTGCGGCTAACCGCATACTCAGTGCCGACTCAAAGGAAGCACTGCATTATTGGCTGGTGAAGTATCTGAGCGAGGCTCAAGCAGCCGAGCGCAAGATGATATGTAAGAAACTAGATCAACAAGGCTATGCGGAAATCGCACATTTAATTGGAGACCTCTAATGGCTATTACTCAAGCAATGGCAACGTCGTTCAAGGTTGAGATCCTTGACGGCATCCACAACTTTGGTACCGGCGTGATCCGCGCTTCGACGGCTGCGGATGTGTTCAAGCTGGCCCTTTATACTTCGTCGGCTACGTTGAGTGCCGCTACCACGGCTTACTCTTCGGCTGATGAAGTCTCCTCGTCTGGTACGAACTACACGGCGGGTGGGCTGACGCTGACGATCTCGCAGGTGCCGACTTCTAGCAGCACGACGGCTTTCATCGACTTCGATGATTTGACCTTCCCAAGCGCAACGATCACGGCCAACGGTGCTTTGATCTATAACTCGACTCAGGGTAACAAGGCTGTGGCGGTGCTGGCGTTTGGTGGTGACAAGACCTCGACGGCGGGTAACTTCACCATCCAGTTCCCGGCTGCTGCGGCTTCGACTGCTATTCTGCGTATCGCTTAATAGGAGGGTTACATGGCCCTCGTGCTTGCTGATCGCGTCCTTGAGACGACGACTTCGACTGGCAGTGGGACGATTACTCTGGCTGGTGCTGAGCCGGGGTATCAGTCTTTTGCGGTCGTAGGAAACGCTAACCAGACCTACTACACCATTGCGGGTGACACCGAGTGGGAGGTGGGTATTGGTACGTATACTTCATCGGGGACAACGCTCTCCCGAGATACGGTACTGTCGTCAAGCGATAGCGGCAACAAGGTTACGTTCTCTGCTGGGGTCAAAAAGGTATTCGTTACCTATCCGTCTGAGAAGTCAGTCAACTTTGATCTGTCTGGCAACATCACTGCTGCTAGTGGCAGGATCATCAACCTTGGTGCACCTAGCCTTCAGTCTGATGCTGCGACAAAAGAGTACGTCGATAACATGACATCGGCTGCTCTGCACATTCACGAAGCCGTTGTTCTAACCACTCCAGCCGATTCAGGACGAAACGACAGCTACAACAACGGTACTGCGGGTGTTAGCGCGACTCTGACGGCCACGGCCAACGGAACCTTGGTCATCGACAGCACGGTGGCTCAAGCAGCGCAGCGTGTCCTCATCAAGGACTGTGACGATCAGGCTGAAAACGGTATCTACGTTGTAACGACGGTTGGTACGGCTTCAACTCCGTATGTCATGACTCGCTCTTCGGATGCGGATACGTACGGCGAGGGTGGTTCTGACTCGCTTGACCTTGGTAGCTACTTCTTCACAACGGGCGGTACGACCCAGAAAGGCGCGGCCTACGTCTGTAATACGCCGGGTGTTATTGTCTTTGGCTCAACCGCGATTACGTTCGCTGAGTTTAGTCAGGCTCAAGTGTATTCGGCGGGTAACGGGATTTCGATTACCCTAGGCTCAATTGCACTTAATACGCCTGTTACGGTTGCTAGCGGTGGCACGGGGCTCACGACTTCTCCGGCCAACGGCCAACTGCTGATTGGTAACGGATCAAACTACACACTTTCGACCCTCACGGCGGGATCAGGCGTCTCCATCACGAATAGTGCTGGCAGCATTACTCTGTCTGCTACGGGCTTGGGTGGTACGGTCACGGCTGTCACAGCCACGGGTCCGTTGGCATCATCTGGCGGTGCAACTCCGGATATCAGCATTGCCAACTCGACTGGTACGGGCAGTGTTGTTCTGGATCAAGGCGCGACGATTTCTAGTGCCACGATCACGGCTGCGGTCAGTGCGTCCATCACGACGATCACGGGTTCCTCGGCTAACATCACGACGGTCACAGGTACGACTGCTGGGTTTAGCAGCGCCAACATCACTCAGTTGGGATCTACCTCTGCCACGATTGCCACGCTCTCTGGCACGAACGTCACGTACTCAAGCGGTACGGTGTCTCAACTGGCGGCTACGTCTGCCACGATTGCGTCGGTGTCGGGTACGAACGTTACGTACTCAAATGGCAACCTGACTAGCGCAACGGTCACGACGATCTCGGGTACGACGGCTACTTATACGTCGGCTACAGTCACAAACCTTGCGCTGACTAGCCTCACGCTCAGCAATCTCAGTATTACGTCAGCCAACATCACCACGCTGACGGGTACGAACCTGAGCTACGGGAGCTTGACGCTTTCAAGCGGTGCCAACATTACGGGCAACGTCGGTATTGGGACGAGTTCGCCGGGGGCAAAGTTTGCCGTCAATGGTGGTACAGGCACTTCGCAAACTAGATTTGAAGTATCTACTACGCAAGTTCAAGAAGTTTCCACAAATGCCGCTGTAAATGCCTATGCAGACCGCCTTTACGATGCGGCACAGCACGTTTGGAAACTTAGTAGTTCTCAGGCGATGGTGCTCAATTCGTCGGGCAACGTCGGTATTGGGACGGGTTCGCCGGGGACAAAATTAGATGTTGTTTCAGCAACAAACGCAGGCATCCGCGTCTCTGACGGCACTTACACAGGCATCATGTATCCGTCTGGACTTGGCGGTATTGCTGTTGGAACAACCTCAAACCATCCATACATAATTCTTGCAAACAACACCGAGAGGATGCGCGTAACCGCTACTGGAGACGTCGGTATTGGGACGGGTTCGCCGGGAGCAAAGTTAGATATATCAAATGGTCAATTCCGTTTATCTGCTGCGTATCAAGTCCAATGGTTTAACGGAGCAACGCAATTAGGATCAATTCTTTGCGACTCTGGGCCAAACCTGACTTTTCAAACAGGCTCAAGCAACACCGAACGGATGCGTATTGACTCCTCCGGCAACGTCGGTATTGGGACGGCTTCGCCTGCTGTAAAACTTCATGTTTACTCGTCGGCTGCTGCATTAAGGGTTGAAAGCAGTTCAACGGGACAGCCGATTTATCAGACTTTTTATAACGGCGCTGCAAACCAAACTTATTTTGGTATTGAATCAAGTTCCGGCACTGGAATTATTGGAACCGGCGCTGCTTATGCAACGCTTCTTTCAACGGTTTCAACAACCCCTCTTGTATTTGGCACTAACAGCGCCGAACGGATGCGTATTACCTCTACCGGCAACGTCGGGATTGGGACGGCTTCGCCTGCTACAAGATTAGATGTAGTTGGCGGTAGAACAACGTTGGCCGCAAATAGCGAAACATACGCTTTGGGCGTTAGGTATCTTTCGTCTACAGGCCCGTATTACATTGGCGCAACAAACTCGGCTTCTCCCGACTTGGTTTTCAGTCAAGTTGGCGGCAGCGAGAGAATGCGCTTGGGAGACGGCGGCGGCCTGTCAGTTGGCACTACCGCAGTCGGCACGGCAGGCGAAATCCGTGCAACCAACAACATCACGGCGTACTACTCCGACGCTCGTCTCAAAGACTTCAAGGGCAAGATCGGGGATGCGCTGTACAAAGTCAGCCAGTTGAACGGCTACTACTACACCGAGAACGAGAAGGCCGAGGAGTTCGGTTACAACAACAAGGAACTTCAAGTTGGTGTCTCGGCGCAGGAAGTTCAGGCTGTGCTGCCGGAAGTCATTGCTCCCGCTCCGTTCGATATGAACGAAAACAACGAGAGCAAGTCCGGCGATAACTACATGACTGTTCGATACGAGAAGTTGGTGCCGCTCTTGATCGAAGCCATCAAGGAGTTGAAGGCGGAGGTCGAAGCACTCAAGGCAGGGAAGTAAGCCATGCCACTTCCGGCATCAGGATCAATATCGCTTTCGCAAGTAAACGTTGAGCTTAGCTTAGCCGCTACTACTCAAATCTCGTTGAACCAAGCGAACGTGCGTACGCTCGCAGGTAAAGCCTCTGGTCAAATTTCAATGAGTGACCTGTGGGGCAAATCCGCGTACAACGGGCCTCCACAAGTTGAATACTTGATTATTGCCGGTGGTGGTGGTGGCGGCTGGAGCTACGGCGTGTATTACGGGCCATCTGAATACGGTGGCGGTAATGCTGGCGGTGCGGGTGCTGGCGGATATAGAACCGGAAGCGCGTCAATCAGTCAAAGCACCACGTACACAATTACTGTCGGCGGCGGTGGCGCTGGGGCTTCTGTTGGTAGCCAAACAGCCGGAAACGGTAGCAATTCATCTGCGTTCAGTGTTACTTCTACTGGCGGTGGCGGTGGTGGATCGGCACAACCACTTTCGGTTATTACGAACGGCGCAACAGGTGGGTCTGGCGGAGGAAACTCCAACTCACAATATATATTCCAATACAACGTATATTCACAAAGTGCTAGTGCTGCTGGTGGCGGAACTTCTGGACAAGGTAACGCCGGTCAATTTGCAAACTATGGTAGTGGCGGCGGTGGCGGCGGTGGCGGCGCTGGAGAGGCCGGTGGAACAGATGGCTTGAGTGGCGGCGGTGATGGTACCGCATCGTCCATTACAGGTTCTTCTGTCACTCGTGGCGGTGGCGGTGCTGGTGCATATGGAGCGGATGCGGGAGGCGGTACCGGCGGCGGTGGTAATTACTTCGGTACTCTAAATGGAACTGCAAATACTGGCGGCGGCGGTGGCGCTGGCCCCGGTTACAACACTACTGCTGGTACCGGCGGTTCAGGAGTTGTGATATTCCGCCATTCAGATACTTACTCTACCGGCACAACAACTGGCTCCCCCTCTGTTACAACAAGTGGCGGGTACAAGATTTACGTGTTTAACGGCTCCGGCTCAGTCGTGTGGAATTCGTAGCCATGGCGCACTTTGCAAAAATTGATGCTCAGAATTTAGTGGTCGATGTCATCGTAGTCGCTAATGGAGCTATTGATAATTTACCATTCCCAGAATCAGAACCTATTGGTGTAGTTTTTTGCCAGTCGCTGTATGGGCAAGATACAGTTTGGAAACAGACTAGCTACAACAGTAGTTTTAGAAAACATTTTGCAGGTATTGGCTACACATATAGTGTAGAGCTTGACGCATTCGTTCCGCCAAAACCCGTTAGCAACCCTTCGTGGGTATTGAACACACAGACGGTTGAATGGGAGCCACCTATCCCGATGCCAACTGACGGGGCATATACTTGGAACGAACCAACAGTTTCATGGATTGAAGTACCCAAGCCCCCATATCCATCATGGATATTGCAACTTTATCCGCTTCCCTCCAGATGGGTTGCGCCCGTGCCGTATCCAGATGACGGCGTTCCGTTCGGACCAAAACACTACAAATGGGATGAGGAGAATCTGCGCTGGATACCGGCACCGTCTGCGGATGAGATAATGGACCTACCGTAATGTTGTTTCACAAGCCTACAAAAGTAGCTTTTGTGTTGCCCCCCAAGACTGGCACAACCAGTCTTGTTTTGTATTTGCGGAAGCTAGATTTCAAGTTTGTGCCGGACAAAGATTTTAGTGTGAGTAACATAGGACACCCGTTTCCAAAAAATTTAATTGCTATACATTCAAATCTTGCAAATTACAAAATGTATGGATTTTTTAGAAATCCATTGGATAGATATGTAAGCATAATAAAAATGCTTAAAAGACTTGGTAAAACAATTACTCCAAATGAATTTTTAGATTTAAATGTCGGCGTTCTTCTAGCAAAACAAATTGATTGGCTTGACTATCCAAACATGACGGTTTTGAACTTTGAAAGATTTAATGAAGAGGTAAAAGCACTTGGTGAACGGTACGGGCGTTCAGACATACCCGTGCCTAAATTGAACGTTTCAAGTATGGTGGTAGAGGTAACAGACGACATCAAGCAGTTTGTTCGTGATTACTACGCCGCCGACTACGCGTTTGCGAAGAACGCACTAGGTAAGGAATACTAGCGAATGCTTGGCTTTACCCCATTTGCTGCCGCGCCGTTTGCTGCTACGGACGGTAACGCTTTTGTATCCGTAACTGGGGTAAGTGCCACCGGTCAGCTTGGTGATGTCCTTGTTATAGCCCAAGCAGACATATTCCCAAATGGGGTGCAAAGCACAGCGCAGCTTGGCAACGTTGAGATCTTCATCACCACTGCGGCTGAAGTCACAGGAGTCGAAGCTACCGGCTTCGTTGGCGATGTTGCTGTTGCTGCGGATGCGCCGGTCAATGTCACGGGGGTCGAAGCTACTGGCGAACTTGGCAATGTTACGGTTGTAGCAGAAGCGGTCGCATTTCCGTCTGGGGTTGAAGCCAACGGACAACTGGGTACGGTCTTCGTTGTCACCGATCAGGTTTTGGTTGTCACAGGCGTCGAGGCTACCGGCGAAGTTGGTACGGTTGCAGTTGCGATTGTCGTCGATGTCCCTGTCACAGGTGTCGAGACCACAGGCCAAGTTGGTGATGTCACGGTTGTAGCTAGTGCTGGGGTTGAACTGTTCCCAGTTATAGGCTTTGCAAGCGTAAGAAATGTCACTGTTATTACCGATCAAGTTCTTGCCGTCACGGGCGTTGAAGGTACAGGCCAACTTGGTACGGCTACGGCAGCAGCATCGGCTACCGCCCCGGTCACGGGGGTATCTGCGTCGGGCGCAGTCGGGACGGTATCTGTCACGGGCGGTGCTGTGGTCTTCCCAACCGGCGTTAGCGCAACGGGGGCTGTGGGTCAAGTCCTTGTTTGGGGTAAGATTGTTCCGGTACCGACTGGTCCGTGGACCCCGGTTAATGATTCACAAACGCCTAACTGGACAGTAATTGCGGCGTGAGGTTTTAAATGGCTAGTACATATTCAACTAACCTTGCCATCGAGCTTATTGGTACTGGAGACCAAGCCGGTGCGTGGGGTAACACCACTAACACTAACCTCGGTACGCTGATTGAACAGGCCATCTCGGGCTACGTCACTCAGGCAGTTGCTACGGGTACAGACGTAAGTATCACCATCCCGAACGGTGCTTCGGGCGTGGCTCGTAACATGTTTATCGAGTTGACCGGCACGGGTGGAACGAACACCAACCTGATCGTCCCTGCCAACAAGAAGCTGTACTTCATCTACAACAACACTTCGTCCGGACAAGTTACGGTCAAAGTGGCGGGTCAGACCGGCGTTTCGGTGCCTAACGGCATCAAGATGATTCTGGTTTGCAACGGCACGGACGTTGTGGACGCAACCTCCTACATCAACGGGACTAGCGCGAATATCACGACGCTGACGGTTGGCTCAGCCACGATCACCAATCTCCGTGCAACTAGTGCAGTCATTACAAGCCTCACGTTGTCCAACCCGCTGGGTGTGGCTCAGGGCGGTACGGGTAGTGCCGCTGCTCCGTCTGCTGGACAACTTCTGGTTGGTAACGGCACAGGCTTTACCCTCAACACGTTGAATGGTGGTCCGGGTGTCGGTATCACTAACGCTGCTGGGTCAATCACGATCACGGCAACGGGCACCGGATTCATTGCGGCTGTCAACGCGACTGCACCGCTTCAATCAACTGGTACACAGTCAATCACGATTAGCATCGGATCTAGCACGGGTACAGGCGCAGTTGTTCTGGCAAGCGGAGCGCAGTTCAGCGCGACATCGGCCAACATCACGACCCTGACGGGTACGAATTTTTCTGCCACTAGCCTGACGTTGACCAACGCGCTTCGTGTTGCAGAAGGCGGAACCGGTGTAGATTCGACCCCGACCAACGGTCAGTTGCTGATTGGTAACGGATCTGGGTTTGCTCTATCGACCCTGACTGCCGGTACCGGCATGACCATTACGAATAATGCTGGCAGCATCACGCTTGCTTCGGCAGGTCTGCCCACGATGAACATCGTGTCGGGTACGACTCAAACGGCGGTAGCGAGCAATCACTACGTTTTGACAAACGCCTCGGCAACTACAGTTACTTTGCCAACTTCACCCTCTGCGGGTAGCGTGGTCTGGATTACGGTTGCAAATGGCAGAACCGATAACGTCGTTGCCCGTAACGGACAAAACATCAACAGTATTGCTGAAGATATGACGATCAACGCTGCATACGCAGGCATCCAACTGCGATATGCCGACGCCACTAGAGGATGGGTTTTCACATGAGTACTTTGACGCAGTTTTTGCCGCAAACCGGTATCAAGTCTGTTCAGCGCGGATTGATTACTATTGCTACAAGTAGTTACTTCAACACGGCAACAATTTCAGCCGTAAATTTGTCCAAGGCATACATAAATTATTTAGGTTCCGCCAACCCCGGCGGCGTATCGGCAGCCGCTGACATTCTGTGCCGAATGGAATTTGATAGCAGTACTCAAGTTGCTGCAATCAGATCTGGAAATGCTAACGGAACAATCGTGTCGTACGAAGTAGTGGAGTTCTATTAATGGTTTATTACTACGCTGAATTAAATGACAGCAGTATCGTAAAAGCGGTACTTCAAACGTACTCACAAATTGTTAATCCGAAAATGATTCAAACAGATCGTCTTCGGAGCGATTTGCTAGGTTGGTTTTATCAAGACGGGCAGTTCTATCCGCCTAGCAGGAGCTAAGCCATGATGACGATGGTCAGTACGTTCCTGTCATTCCTCGCGGGTGGACTACCCAAGATCCTTCAGATCTTCCAAGACCGGCAGGACAAAAAGCATGAGTTGGCCTTGGTTGCTGCTCAGAAGGAGCGCGAGTTGGCTTTGGCTGAACGCGGCTTCATTGCTCAGGCACGGGTCGAAGAGATCAAGTTGGAACAGATCCAAACTCAGACGGCAGGTGAAGAACGCCAAGCCCTGTACCAGCACGACATGGAGATTGGCAAAGGTGCGAGTCAGTGGATGATCAATCTCCGCGCATCGGTGCGTCCAGTCGTGACGTACATCTTCGTGCTGGAACTTGTTGCCATTAACATTGCCGGTGTTTGGTACGCCTACAACACGGGTGTGCCGTTTGCTGCTGCGATGGCCGAAGTATTCTCGGATGACGAGATGTTGATTCTGTCTTCGATCATCGCCTTTTGGTTTGGTACGCAGGCTTTTGGCAAGAAGTGAAAGTCTCCAAGGCTGCCATTGACATGATCAAACATCACGAGGGGGTACGGACGAAGCCTTACCGCTGCCCTGCCCTCTTGTGGACTGTCGGTGTCGGCCATGTGATTGACCCAAAACACACCGCTATCCCATTTAATGAACGCAAAGATCTACCGATACCCGCAGGGTGGGATCGCATTCTCACGATGGACGAGGTGGACCGAATACTTGCTCAAGACCTTGGCCGGTTTGAGCGTGGTGTGGTTCGACTTTGCCCTGCTGCTGTTGGCCGTCAGGGAGTCTTTGATGCTCTCGTATCTTTTGCCTTCAACGTGGGCCTCGGCAATCTCCAACGCTCTTCCCTTCGGATGAAGACCAACCGTGGTGAACTGGAAGAAGCCGCTGACGAGTTTCTGAAATGGACGAAGGCAGGTGGTAGAGTTCTGCCGGGATTAGTCAAACGGCGCAACGACGAACGTGCGTTGTTCCTCTCGGGAGTAGCGTAATGCCCCTTACAAAACTTGAATTCCGTCCGGGCATCAACAAAGAGTCTACGAGCTACGCCAACGAAGGTGGTTACTTTGCTTGTGACAAGGTGCGGTTCCGTTCGGGCTACGCTGAAAAGCTGGGCGGCTGGGTCAACCAGTCCAGCAATACCTTTCTTGGTATCTGCCACACTCTATGGAACTGGGTCACGTTCGGCGGTAGCAACCTGCTGGGCTTCGGCACAAACTCCAAGTACTACATCGAGAATGGCGGTACGTATTACGACGTAACCCCGATCTTCTCTTCGGGTGTGATTGCTGCCAATCCGTTCACGACTACGGATGGTAGTTTGCTTGTTACGGTCACGCAGTCTGGGCATGGTTCGACGATTGGCTCATACGTGACGTTTTCTGGCGTAGCCAACAGCGGCGTTATTAACGGCATCAACTTTGACGGTGAGTTTGAGATTGTTGCTGTACCCACTTCTAACTCCTATCAGATCGTTGCCCCGAACGTAGCCACGGCTACTGGGTCTGGCGGTGGTTCGCTGGTTGTCTCGCAGTTACAGGTACCAGCAGGTCTGTCTACATACTCGGGTGGTGTTGGCTGGGGTAAGCCGCCTTGGGGACAGGGAGGTTGGGGTTCTGCCGTGGCCGCAGGCACGGACTTGCGTTTGTGGTCGCAAGATAACTTCAACGATGACCTAATCTTTAACTACCGCCGTGGTCCGATCTATTACTGGGCGTTGGATCTGGCGAACTATGACCGTGCCAGATTGCTCTCGGACATTGCTAACGAGACTATCCGTGCTACCACGACGGCTCTAGTGTCGGCTTCGGTCACGACAATTACGGTAGCGGACCCGACTGGAATTGAATCTGGCGCAGTCATTACGGGTAATGGTATCGCTGCTGGCACATACGTCACGACTGCTTATGACGGCGGGTTCTCGGTGCCGTTGTCGGCTACCACGACTGGTTCGTTTACGATCTCGACCATCACGATTAGCTACGCTGGTCGGCATATCCCTGAGCAGACAAACCAAGTTTTGACCTCAAGCGTCAGTAACTTCACGATCTGTTTTGGTTCAAACCCGTACAGTCCCGCTACGTTTACGTCGGACTTTGACCCGATGTTGGTGCGCTGGTCAGACGCCGACAATGCCTACGACTGGGTGCCAAGCGCCACTAACCAGTCAGGTGAACAACTTCTCTCGCACGGTTCGTTTATTCAGTGCGCGGTCGATACCCGGCAGGAAATCTTGATCTGGACGGATGCTGCGCTCTTCTCGATGCAGTACCTCGGACCTCCGTACGTGTGGGGCATCAACTTGATGATGGACAATATCTCCATCATTTCCCCGAACGCGGCAATCACAGTCAACAACGTCACGTACTGGATGGGTGTGGACAAGTTCTACATGTACTCCGGTCGCGTCGAGACGCTGCCCTGCACTCTGCGTCAGTATGTTTATACCGACATCAACACGAGCCAGTACGGTCAGATCGTGTGCGGTACGAACGAAGGTTATAACGAGATCTGGTGGTTCTACCCGTCTGCCGATAGCCTCGTGAATAACCGATACGTCATCTACAACCATCTGGAACGTATTTGGTATTACGGCACGATTGATCGCACCGCTTGGCTTGACTCGCCGGGTCTGCGTACGTACCCGCTTGGCGTGTTTAGCCTTCAGAGTTCGTATCTGGATACGGCTATCAACTCGTCTATCACCACCATATCGCTAGTGGATGCGTCGTCATATCCCAATGAAGGCACGATCACGATTGACTCGGAACAGATTACCTATACCGGTAAAACTGGTAATACTCTCACTGGTTGTGTTCGCGGGGTTAATGGCACTACTGCTGCAAGCCATATTCAATACAGCGCGGTCGGGTTTAAAGTACCTAACCAAGTGATGCTGCATGAGTTTGGTAACGACGACGTATCTCAAAGCCCTTCACTGCCGATTGAGGCATACATCGAGTCGTCCGACTTTGATATCTCGGATGGTGAGAACTTTGGTTACGTCTGGCGTATGTTGCCCGACCTTACCTTTGCAGGGTCTAACGCCAGTAGCCCGACTGTGACTTTGACGGTCAAGCCCCGACAGAACTCGGGCAGCAACTACACGGCTGCTGATAGTCCGACTGTTGTTCGCACTTCTACTATCCCGATCCAACAGTTTACGGGTCAGGTCTACACGCGAGTGCGTGGTCGTCAGATGGCGTTCCGGTTGGACTCGGTAGACAAGGGCGTGGCGTGGCAGATGGGTGCCATGCGTATTGATGTGAAGCCGGACGGTCGTCGCTAGTGTCTATAACTAGCAAAAGACGAAACATCGTAAACCCAAGCTTGCCGGTAGCTCCGGTGAGCTATGAGCAGCGGTATCAGGATCAGTACAGCAACGTCATGCGTCTGTATTTGAACCAAGTCAGTAACGCCGTCAACGCACCACGACCATACGGATCTTTTTACAGCAACGTCGATCAGACTAATCCTGTTGCCAATGCTGTTAATTTGATGACGTATAACCAGACGGTTGATTTTTTTAACGTCAGTATCGGCGCTATCAACTCTCGTGTGTACGTAGCTGAAGAAGCTATCTACAACATTCAATTCTCTGCTCAGCTAGACAAGTCTGGTGGTAGTGCGTCTGCCGTATATATCTGGCTCAGGCTTAATGGTCAGAACGTTGCAAACAGCGCAACTAAAGTTACTATCGACGGACCAAACTCTGAGATCGTGGCCGCATGGAATTTTGTGCTGCCTCTGGCCGAGAACGACTACTTTGAACTTGCTTGGCAGTCGTCAGATACCAACGTGTTTCTGGCAGAAGAGCCTGCTTCGGGTAATGTCCCCGAGATCCCGTCCGTTATCATAACCGTCACGTGGGTGTCCAATGTGTCGGTGTGAAGTGTTAATATCAGCCCAAATTGACCCGGTGGGGTGAGTATGTACAACAACGACCCAAGATACACTAATCCCCCCGAGGCTGGGCTTGCCTCCCTTCTGGCCTCACGTGGTCGGAATGGGGATTCTGTGCTTGTGCATATGGCTCCCCAAGAGGTCAAAGGACTTCAGGCCCTTGCGATGGCGCATGGTGGCAGCCTGACGATTAACCCAGAAACAGGTTTATACGAAGCTTCATTCCTCAAAAAACTCCTGCCCATGCTGGCTGGAGCCGTGCTCAATACGGTAGCACCGGGTTTGGGGTCTTCGATTGGTGGGTTCCTTGGGTTGTCGGGTGCAGCCGCTAGCACGGTGGGTACTGGCTTGTTGGTTGGCGGTGTTACCGGCCTGATTGAGGGCGACCTGAAAAAAGGTCTGATGGCCGGTATCGGGGCGTACAGTGGTGCCAACATTGCCCAAGCCCTGCAAGGCGCGTCCTTGGCGGAGGCTGCTCCAAGTGCTTCTGCTGAAGAAATTGCCAAAACTAGCGAGGCTATTGAAGCCGCCAAGCAGACGGTAGGTGCCACGCCTGTGGTTAATCCAACCATCGATTTGGCAACTGCCGACCCGAGTAAACTAGGCCTTGGCCGTCCTACGATTGGGTTTAATACCCCGTCTTCTGTGGCGTCAACAGCCGCGCTTCCAATGGCACAACTTGCTGCTCAGGCCGCTCCCGCTGCCCCTGCTGGGCTTAGTGGGTTGTTTCAAGGCGCAAAAAATCTTGTAACAACTCCGCAGGCTCGTAGCACATTCATCGACCGCCTTGGCGGTGGGTTTGAATCTGGATTTGGAAAGAACGCAGCGCGGTACGCGACTTTAATGGGCGTTTCTGACGCCTTCACGCCAGAGTACGAAATACCTTCTGGGGATGCAGGTGACGACACCCTGTACATACCGGGCAAATTCAACCCAATGTACGGGTACGGTAGAGAACACGGTTATTTCTTGCCGGGAACGTACTACAAGAGAACCAAAAAAGGTCTTGTGCCGTACAACCCGTATGCAATGGCACCGGGATATGCGATGGGTGGTCAGGTGCAATCATCTGGTCAGGACATGAACCTGCCGATGCCGTATCCGCATCCGAACCAGAACTACCCGCTTTCCACGGTAGTCAAGGCCAACTACTCGCCCCAGTATCTATCGAACGTACCGCAGCCCCGCGAGGTGTTGTCTGGTTACGACACGAAGGTTGACCCGTTTACGGGTGAAGAGCGGTTTGCTGACGGTGGTCCGGTAGAGGACGAAGAAGACTATCCGCCGGTAGGCGTTGCACCGCCCTCGTCTAATCCGTTTGCTCAACCCGGCGTACCGGTAACTAGCCCACCGCCCGGTCCAGAACCTTCTGTACCACCTCCGGTTGTACTCCCTCCGGATGGTCCTCCGAACCCGTTTGCCCAGCAGCGGCAGCGGTATATGGACATGGTTAACGCACCACCAAAAGCGCCGGTTGATACCAAACCGACGATGGATTACTTGGACGAACTTAGCCGTCGAGCCAGAAATCCGCAGTTCATGGTGTTCCCGCCGGGGGGTTTTCCTGTTACAGGCGGCGGCACTGGGGGCGGTACTGGCGGTGGTGAAGATAAAGGCGACAAGGGCGACAAGAATGAACCCGGTGGTGGTCGTGGCGGTGCCGGTACGGGCACGGGCGGCTCTGGCGGTGGTGGCGGTGGTATTACTGGCGGTACGGGTACGGGCGGCACTGGCACGGGTACGGGCACAGGCACAGGCACAGGTACTGGAACAGGACCCAAAAAGAGTGACGGTCCTCCGGGCACGGGCAAAGATGAAGGCGATGCTGATGAGAATCAGGACGACGTTGAAGACGCCGAGAAGGAAGACGATGACAACCTTCTTGATAAGGCTAAAGGCAAGTTCATGGATTGGTTTGATAGACGCTTCCGTGATCCGTACGGGCTTGTCGGTACAGCTATTGGTCTTACCGGTGCCGGTATGCTCGGTACTTGGGCGTGGGACAAACTAACTCCAAACATTAAAAAGTTCTTTGCGACACCTGAAGGTTTGACTGAAGCGCAGCAACTTGAAATTGAAGAGGCTGTTCGCGCTCAACTTGAGGAAGAAAAGGCCAAGCAAGAGAAAAATGCAAAGGACAAGGAAAACGAAGGGCGAACCTCTCGCAGAGAAAACCGTGGCGGCGAAGGCCGTGGCGGTGCTGGAGTAGGCGGCGGAGCCGGTGGCGGTGGCGGATTCGGTGGCGGTGGTGGCGGACGTAAAGGCGTCATCACGATTGAAGAAGACGTACTGCCTGCACGTAAAGGTGGGCATATCCGCGCCATGCAAGCCGGTGGTATGACTGCGCCTAACCCGTACGGTGCTGCCGTGGGCGAGGATTACAACTTTGGCTTTGCTGCTGGTGGTCTTGGTAGCCTTCCTGAATACAAGGCTGGCGGCAAACTGCTAGACGGCCCCGGTGATGGGATGTCCGACGATATCCCGGCTGTGATTCGTGGTAAGGGTGTACAACGTGCTGCGTTGGCTGATGGCGAGTTCGTCATCCCGGCTGATGTGGTATCGCATCTCGGTAATGGCTCCACCAAGGCAGGGGCCAAAAAACTGTATCAAATGATGGCGCAGATTCGGAAAGCACGTACGGGCAAAACCAAGCAAGCCCCCGCCGTGAAGTCCGACAAATATCTGCCTGCTTAATCGGGAGCGATAATGGCTACTCCTACTGAACAAATTCAAACCAACATTCCTAGTTGGCTCAAAGATCCGATCCTAAAATTGATCGGTCAGGCAGACGTTCTGTCTCAACAGGGTTATCAGCCCTATGCTAGGCCGAAGCTAGATGCTAAAGGTAATCCTGTGCTGGACGCGCAAGGCCGTCCGGTTATGGAAGCCCTCCAGCGTTTAGAAGACTTTAGTCCGCTTCAAAAGCAAGCATTTCAAAACATTGCTGGAATGCAGACTGCGGACCAACTTAGACAAGCCACGGGCCTTGCTGGTTTGGCTGGTGTCGATGCTGCCAGACTTGCTCAATATACCCCAGCAGCCGAACGTCAGTTTTACGAAGCTCCTCAATTTGAACGAATGGGGACTACTTTTGAGCGCGTTCAAGCTGCGCCGGGTACCTCGTATCAGATGCAGGGGCCGAGGGACGTACAGGCACCGCAACTTGAACGTTTTCAAATGGCTGGTCCGGAGCGGGTCGGCATCGGCGCGTTGCAGCAGTATCAGATGGGTCCGGCTGAGCGTGTATATGCGGATCAATTTGGACTTGGCGCGGCTTCTCAGTACATGTCACCGTACATGCAGGAAGTTGTTGACCGTCAGAAACAAGCGGCTGTTCGTGATTACGCTCGTCAGTTGCCGGGGCTAAAAGCAGCCGGTGTTCGTGCTGGTGCTTCGGGTGGTACCCGTGAAGCCATTCTGGAATCTGAAGCCCGTCGTAACCTTGCCACTCAGTTGGGCGACATTCAGGCGCAGGGTAGTCAAAGCGCGTTCCAGCAGGCACAGGCTCAGTACAACGCCGACCGTGCTCGTATGCTTCAGGCGCAACAGGCTAACCAAGCCGCTGGTTTGACCACGGGGCAACAGAACCTCGCTGCGTTGTTGGGCGTTCAGCAGTTGGGAACTCAAGCGGGGCTTCAGGCTGCGTTGGCTAATCAGCAAGCAGGTCTCACGACGGGCCAACAAAACTTGGCTGCGTTGCTCCAGACTCAAGGACTTGGTGCCGGTCAGAACCTTCAGGCTCAGCTTGCCAATCAAGCGGCTCAGCAGCAGACGGGTCAGACTAACCTTCAGGCAATGATCAACCAACAACAGTTTGGTGCGGGTCAGGGCTTGCAGGCTCAACAGTTAAATCAACAAGCACAGCTTCAGGCTCAGCAACAGGCTCTGGCTCAGTTGGCAGCAGCCAATCAGTTCAGTCAACAGAATGCCATGCAGCGTGCTCAGTACGGTCTGGCTGGTGCGAACCTTGCGGAACAGTCCCGTCAGTTCGGTGCTGGATTGGGTATGCAGGGACTTCAACAGCAGTTGGCCGCTGCCGGTATGTTGGGTAATTTGGGTCAGCAGGAATACCAGCAACAAATGGGTATTAACGCGGCTCAGTTGGGTGCTGGTGGTCAGCAGCAAGCCTTTGGTCAGGAACTGCTCAATACGCAGTATCAGGACTTTCTCAATCAGCAGCGTCTGCCGTATCAGCAGTTGGAGTTCATGTCGGGTATCCTGCGTGGTCTCCCGGCGACGGGTCAGACGCAGACGATGTATCAAGCACCGGGTAGTATGTTCGGTCAGATTGTCGGCGCTGGATTAGGCTTGGGCGGCCTGTTTGGTGGTCTTGGCTCAACCACGGGGAAATAAACAATGATCGGTCCAGTTAGCGGCACGGGTCGTGCAATGATGGCTTCGCTTCAGCAGGCCATGTCCAAGGGTATGCCGCCTGATCAGGCTATTCAGTACGTCAAGAGTATGGCTACGCAGGGCGTGGCTCCGCTGACGGATCTGTACGCCATGATGAATCAGTTCCAGCGACTGAAGCAGCAACAGGTTCAACCCCCGCAGACGCCGCCGACGATCAAAGATCAGTTGAATATGGCTGAGCAACAGCAGCAGATGCAGGCTCAGCAGGGTGGTATCGCGGGTATGCAGGCTCCGCCCCCGGCTCCGCAGCCGATGGATCGTGGGCTTGGTGCGATTGATGCTGGCCGTATGGAGTACCCGAAGTTTGCGGGTGGTGGCGTGGTCGCGTTGGCTAATGGCGATCTGTTGGGTAATGCGGAAGAACTGGACATCATCAAGCAGTTTGTACCTGAATTTGAAACGATGTCGCCCGATCAACAGAACGCCGTGCGTCGCTACCTCGATCCTCAGATTAAGCAGGCTAAGACACGACGGGCAGAAGGTCCGACAGTCCGTGAAGAAACTGGCAAACGTTCGAATGACCAGATCATTCCCATATCGAAGCAATACGAAACCGCGCTAGAACGTGCGAATCGTCCGATTGCAGGATACTCCGCTCAACTTCGTGCCGAGGCAGAGGCTAGAGGGGAAGGCAAAGCGGCTCAGGCCATGCGTGAGCGGTTGCAGAAACGGGCTGAAGAGATTGAGCCTGAGAGTAAGCGGACACGTGGTTTGGCGTTGGCTCAGATCGGTGCCCAGATTATGGAGGCTGCTTCGCGTCCCGGTGCAACAGGATTGGGTTCGATTGGTGCTGGGTTTGCCCGTGGCATTCCGGCCATGATGGAGCTTCAGCAGCGTGAGCGTGAGTTACGTCAGCGTTACGAAGACCGGATGTTGGACCTCCAGCAGGCTGAAGAACTGCGTCAGGCTGGGTACGACAAGGAAGCCCGTGCTCTGGCTAATCAGGCTCGTGGCGAAGTTAGTGTTCTGGCTAAGACGCTGGGCGAGAACGAGTTGGCTATGGAGCGTCTGCGGTTCTCCGAGGGTGCAGCAACAGCGCGTACCCGCATCCAAGAGCTTGGTGATGCGACACGGGCTACGGCTCGGGCGGCTGAACGCGCTGCTAATTTAGATAGATACGTCACAGCCAAACTTCTTGATAAGCAAAAGGATTGGGATAAGAACGCAT